CCTCCTTATAAGATTAAGATTTGTAGTAATAAACTTGCGATTTTGGTTTTCCATACGTTCGCCTTTTTAATAATAAGGATCCTTTATGGTAATCCGCTTTCGCTTGTTGTTGCCTCAATTCTTCCATTGCCTTTTCAAAGTATCCGGCAAAAACGGGCAAACGTTCATCCTCCATTAAATAAATAGAGGCGTGTTTTAAAGCGCCATACAAATAAACGTCTGGCGCGGTACGAGATAAAAAATTCTCTGTATTGGTTGTTCCCAGGGGAGGGATCTCTGCATAGTAAACTAATTGCAAATTATAGGATCCAGAAGGTGTCGGGGCCAATTCCATAGTATCTCCGTCGATAGCAAAGTAAACCGGTTGTCCGGTTGGATCATCATTAGCAGTACGATAATCGTCCATACTCTCTAAAGATAATTGCTTTAGTGATACAGAGGGATTAGTTCCCTGGAGATCTACATTGATTGCTCCAAGCCAATCTCCTGGAAGTTGTAAATATTGATTGTCTGCATTTGCTATAACTCTTTTGACCATATCTTTATGGCGAAGTTTTCTATTAACTTCGGCCTCAGTATTTTTAATAAATGTATCTAATTGATTTGTTAGATCCGATCTATTTAGATACTCGGCTATCTGAGTTTTTAGTTCTGCATACGTCATATTTATACCTTACCTGGCCAAGATCTAAACATTTTATTATTTGGATCATTAAGCCATTTTTTCCATTGAGCGCGATCTTTGTGCCAACCTTCTTGCACGGCCTTTTCCCATATAACCAACGGTACTTCTGCAACGTGTCGAAAATCTTTACTAGGATTTTGCTCCGCCAGGTGTTTCGTATATTCAATAGTTTTCGAAACATCTTGCGTTGTTTTTAAATATCCGGCGTCGTCCTCAGTTATAAACTGAGAAACTAGGCCAGATTTATTTGCTATAAGCGTACTTTTCATCTTAAAGATTGGAGGGCCTAAACGGCCCTCCGTAAATCATTAAGTAGTTAAGTCTGCAACAATACCGTGAGCGGCCTCGTTCGATACTTCTAAGCCGTATTCGGCTACAAGCATTTTAGTTTCCGCGTCTCCGATTGTTGAGATATCAACCGTCGAGAAGTTTCTCAAGAAACACACTTTCGCATATTCCGGATCTACCAATAAAAGAGATCTGTCTCTAGATCTGTTTGAAGGTATGATTTGGAGTTCTCCAAAATCCGAAGCGTAGATACTGACACTACTTGAAATAGTACCGGCGTCAACAGTTGCTCTAGTGTTTGCTCTACCGGTAAAGCCAGAAATTACTTGCTTATTAACCGGCCCGGCGATTGCCAAGTTTGGCTCTGCTCCGTTTGTAAACATACTTTGCAGAACACCTTTTAACAATGCCTCAGTAAGCGCTCGTCTGTTTGCGGTAGTGGCGTCCGTAGCGGCGGTACTTGCGGATCCGTTGGATCCTCCCGTTCCTCTGCTTACGTTAGTTGATACCCAGGCCTCAAAAGATCTGGTTGCTCTTGCAGTAGTAGCGTTCCCGGCATTTTTAGCCTGGTTTTGACATAAAGCAGTTTCCATATTTCTTTTTAATGCTTTAGACATAATCGCTAGTTGATGAGCCATTTCTGACCTTTTGCCTACTGCGTCAACCGCGTTCTGAGATCCAGATACAGTTGCGTTAATTGAATTGATTTGACACACGTTGCTCTCTCTAACTGTCGGTGTAGAGGCCTCTCTAGTTATTTCAAAACCTTCAAGTTCTCCGGTTGCACTAACAGTTGGTAAGTTTTCAGTTTGCCAATCAAAAGTGGTGTTGTTTACGTTTTTCGTGCCTAGCGCAGACATAAAAGGCGTTGCACTTGGATCTATATTTGCAATTAGATCCGAAATTTCTTCCCTATTTGCCTGGGCGTCGTACGTCGTAAACGCGTTGCTAATTTTAGCCATTTTACTTTCCTCCTTACGAAAAGTTTAGTTAGATTAATTTTTCAAAGACTGCGGCCGCGTCACTTGTTTTGCCGCTCTTCCTCAGTCTCGCCTTGGCGTCATTTAGCGGTTTATTACTTTTAATCTTTGTAGAATTGCCTGGTTTAGCTACTCTAGCCGGGGCCTCTTTTGGTTTCCTAGATCTGGCTTTTTTAGTTTTACTAAATTGCCAGGCGTCTCTAAGAAGTAGAACAAGCCTACCGTCTGAGATTTGCGATAACTCTTCTGCGGTAAATCCAAGATCCTCTTTTGCATAAAGCGCCATACTTTGCGCCTCGTCCTGGGCCACCTTTACATCATTCCAAGAAGGTAATCTCTCAGAAATTAGTTTCTGGCCCTCTAAAATTTGCCTTTGTCTTTCGACTTGTTGCGCCTGGAGATCTTCTTGTTTAAGACGTTCCATTTCCGCGTCGGCAAACTTCAAAGTTTCTTGCATTTGATCCCATTTTCTTTTTTCCCTCATATATTCTTGAGGTTGGTTATCGATCAAATATTGCCAATCTGGCTCTTCTCGAAGGTTATTGTTAATCATAGCCTTCATTTTCGGTAATAGTTCGCTATATAGCGCCTTTTCCTCCGAGATCTCATTTAGCTTTGCGTTAAGATCTTGGCCCTGACTTTCCGTGACCTTCCTTAACTCCGCTAACTCTTGAGTTTTTCTCGTATAATCTTTTTGACGTGAGTATCCAGACTTTAATTCTTCGAGGGATACCTGGTAATCCTGGCCGTCAATTTTGACGGCATAGAGTTCCGGCTCCTCTTCTTCATCATCTTCCGTTTCTACTTCATCAGATTGCTCCTCGGTTTCTTCCTCGCCTTCCTCGAGAGTTTCCTCTTCCGGAATTTCTTGCTCAGTTTCTTCCTCGGCTATCTCGGTTGCCTCCGTCTCCTGGACTTCTTGTTTTTCCTCTTCGGGAGTAAGAGCGTCTAGGAAAGCGTTTTCAACACTTTGTATTGGGGTTAGAGATCCATTCTCATTTTCGTTGTTGGACATATTCCACACTCCGTTTTCTGATTATAACACCGAACAATCTAGATTGTTCAATGCTACAAATTATTTTTTAAAAACATCATTGAAAGATTTAAAATCTTTCGACAATATTTTCCCTTTTTCGACGGCTATCCTTAAATGTTTTTCGATCTCTGGTAAGATCTTTATTGCCCGGTAAATGTTTTCTCGAGTTTCGAGATCCTTTGCCGGTGTTGTTTCCCAATTCTGTATTAACTGATTTTTGTAATCAGTAAAAGCCTTTTTAAAAACCTGGCTATTTAAAATCATTTCGGCCTCGTGGCCGTCCATTATGTCCTTTTGCTTATCCATTTAATATTTGATCCAATTTCTCTTCTAACTTATCAAAACGAGAGAGTAATCTATCCATATCTCTTTCTAGATCTACTTTGGAGACATACTCTTTTGACACTTCTTCCCTGGTTTTATTAAGCAAAATATCAATCCGTTTTATTTCATTCACGTTCTGTCTAATTCCATATATCAATGGCGCATAAACCAGAGTAAGTATAACGTTCCAAATTAGCCAGGGCGACAATTCCATATCAATAACTCCAAATCGTAGGCCTAGATTTTTTCTTACTCATATCTAAGTGAATAAACCTGGAATTACGATCTCCCTTCATATTAACTCCTATTCCTTGGAATTTAAGTTCTAAAGCCATACTCAAAATTTTATGAGCATTAGATCCAAAACACAATATATCGGCCGCTACGCCCTCGTTATGCGTTCCTGGAGCGCTTTTTTTTGCCTCTACCGGATGATCTTTACATCTATATCCAGAAGAGATCTTCATTGGTAGATCTACCTTAGATCTAAGTTCTTGCAGTTTGGCTACAAAATCAAGATCCATTTCGCATTTGCCGCAATGACGACAAGCGAATTCTTTTTCAGAAAAATTAGGAAACTCCCAGGTGTTCATATTCCGCTCCTAGATTTCCAAAGTATTCTCCGACGATATATAGATCCTTATTCATTCTCCTTGCTTGTACTTGGGCCTCTTCATAACTATTCGCTTTGACTATTGGCCCAGAAAATAAATGCTCGTCTCCTTGAGAGCAAACGCATACTATTTCTGATAAGTACATTTTCATCTAGGATCTATTATCTCTTTAGCTACTTTTGTTTTTTCTTTTAGTAAGTTTGATTTGTCATAGGATCTAAGGCCAGACATTCCTAACATAGCCATTAAGATTGTTGATAATTGAGTAAAATCAAATTCTGGAAGATCTACATTTATACCTGACAATCTTGCGGCCCATTCCGCCAGGGGCAAAATTATAAAATGAACGCCCAGGGCGATTGAACAGATCCAACCTACCGAGGGCCTCCACGAATTTTGAAACCAATTTTTAGATTTAGC